GGACCAACTCACCGGCGGAAAGCTTTCTGAAATCGGCGGGAAATTTACCGTGGCCATGGGCGGCTTTCCCCGGAGCGCAAGAGAGAAGTTGTTGGAGGCCCAGGCGGCTTTTTCAAACGGCTTGAATGGCATCAAGAACACGGTAACAGGCGCTTTGACCTGGTTCTTCGACTCCGGTAAGAAAATCGTCAGCACCTTCGCCAACGGTATCCGCTCGGCTTTCTCCGGCGCGGTAGATGCGGTCAGAGGCGGGCTGCAGAAGATACGCAACCTTCTCCCGTTCTCGGACGCAAAGGAGGGCCCGCTCTCTACCCTGACCCTTTCGGGCCAGCGGACGATGACCACATATGCCCACGGGCTGGTTTTGGCGCAGAACGCGCCCGCCGCCGCGATGGAGCAGGGACTCCAAAGAGCCAATGCCGCCCTGGAACATGAGCCGGTCAAGAAAGTCGGTTTTGGCAATTCCGGCAGCCGGGAAGATAACAGCGACGAAAGAAGTGAGTCCGGGAACGGAAACCGGCAGGTCATTATCCAGAAACTCATCATGCAAGCTGACCTGAAGAAGATTAAAGATCTGCAGATGCTGCTTTCCGTGCTGAGGGAAATCGAAGATTACAGCAATGGAAACGGTGACGCCGATCCGGAGATGATACCCAGCACAGTGTAAGGAAGGAGGACGGCCATGATTTTCATTGAGGACGAGCGTGTCAAGTTGAATGGGGTCGTCCTCCCCGGCCTTATCAAAAGCATAGAAGTCACAGAGACCGCAAAGGTAGATGAGCAGGAGGTTGAGGGCAGCGCGACAAAGCCTAAACAGGCTGCAGGCTATGAAGACGCCAAAGTCAATATTGAGCTTGTTATCGACGATACCGAGAGCCAGACGAAATATGAACGGTATGCCGTTCTGCGCGAGATCTTCCGAAAGCCGGGGCAGAGCGTTCCGCAGCCCATCCCCATTGTCTGCGAGGACGCCGCCGCCCACGGCGTGGAGAAGGTCATCTTCAAAAGGCTCACGCACAAGGGGGAGAATAAGAAATCCCAGCTCGTCGCCAGCCTGGAGCTTTGGGAGTACATTCCGCAAACCATCACCGCCGCAAAGAGTTCCGGCGGCGTCCAAGGCTCCGGCAATGCCCAAAGCTCCTCCGCCAGCGGCGCAAAGGCCTCGGAGGTCTCCAGCGGGCTCGGCGGCGAATACCAGGAATATCTAAGCTCGGACCGGGGCTCGGCATCCGCAGCCGATCTCAAGAAGCGGAAGCGGATGGAGTCCAAGCGGAACAAGTCCCCTGCGGTCGACAACGCCAAGGCAGACGCCGCGCTGGGGAAGATTGCCGCGCTGCCTTATTAAGTAAGAAGGAGGACGCTATGGAAACGGCGGAGCTTTATTACCCGCTGATTGCGGCCCAGGCTGGGAGCTATACCTTTGAACATGGCATAGAGATCGAGATTTATTCCGCCAAGGAATCTTATTTCGACTGGGCAAAAATCAGGTTTACCGGAGAATACCGCCCCAAAATCAGCCTCTCCAGGAAAGACCCGGCGGCAATTTCCATGGGCTACGATGGAGCGCTGGACAAGGTGTTCTCCGGCTATGTAAGCCGCGAATACGACGGCGGAACCTATGTGAATGAGGTTGACTTGAAAGACGAGGCTCTGCTTCTGGAAGAAACCGTGGTGGACGGCACTTTCCTCAATACCACGCCGCAGGAGATGATTTCCTTCTTCCTTTCCCAAGCGGGCGTCTCCCAAAAGAAACTCTCTTCCGTCAGCTATCCGGTCCGCAAAATACTGCCCATCCGAAAGCAAAACGTCGTCCAGGCAATTCACACGGTCAACGCCGCCTGGGGCCTCAAGCTCCCCTTCTTCTTTTCTGGAGGGACCTTCTATTGGGGAGAAAAGCCGGAGCAGAGCACGGTCTATACCTTTGAGTATGGCGTCAACATCATCAGCCTGGGCCGCAGGGGCGGCGTGTGGGAGCTGGAGACCGTTTCCGTGCCCTTTGTCCGACACTCCCATAAAATCAATGTCATCCATCCCCAAATCAGCGGGGAACAGGAGGTCTTGAAGGTTATCTCCACGACCAACGACTCCGGCTTCATCAGGACCTATATTTATTTCTAATCCGGAGAGGAGGCGCACCCATGCTGGCGGAGATGGTTAAGGCCGTCATAAAAAAGACTCTTGCCACGGATTATCCCCATGTGAGGCTCCCTGCTGTTGCCCTGGCTAAAATCGACTCGGCGCGGGAGCTTGACTCTTACGAGATCGAAAACCTCACCTTCTACAACGACGATGAGGGCAAGAGCTGTCAGGGACATATGGAGGCTTCCTGGTATGAGTACAAGCTCACCATTCTGGACCGCTTCGGCAATCCGGACGAGGCGTTCCCCGCGCTTCCTGAAATCAAATCCAGGAAGCAATTTCGGGAGGGGGCCATTGTGTCCGTCGCGCTTCTTTACGGAGAACTGGTCCCGGTTCTGATTGGGGAGGTGGAGTTGTGACCGGCCTGAACGATACCGATATCCGGCTCAACACAGACTGGCAGCTCACCCAGGCCGCAGACGGGGACGCGCCGCTGTGCTCCGATCTGGACTGCCTGTATCAAAACATCACTCTGGAGGCGCTGACACAGCCCGGCGACCTATTCTATGACGAGGAATTCGGTTGGGGGCTCTATGACTTCCTGCAATCGGAGGACAGTGAACTGGTCCGCCTGGAAATCGTGCAGCGGGTCAAAGGCAAGCTGGAAAAGCGGGAGGTAATCCTTCCCGGAAGCGTCAGCGTTCAAATTGATTATATGGAGGACACTTTCCGGCTCCGCTGTGGGTTCCGCTTTGCGGAAGAGGACACGGACCGGAACCTCACCGTTATCATTAATCCGGTCAGCGTGGAGGTGATAGCAGCATGATTGACCCTAAAATTTTAGACGCCGTCCTGCCGATTCCCGACCTGGACGAGCTGCGAGACAGCACGATTCAAGAGCTGAAGGACGAGTGCTTTACAATCACGAATTTTCACTCGGGCGGAGTCTTCCACACCATGCTCATGATTGTCCTCCGGGTGAGAATTGAGTTTGTGGAGCTTCTGCGGACCGTGCTGAATAATATGTTCCTTTCCCACGCCAACGGCGCGTGGCTGGACATCAAGGCGGTGGACTTCTCCAAAAAGCGAAAACAGGCCCAAAAGACCCAGGGCTATGTCACCATCTCCCGGACGGACGCGAAAGGCGAGGCCGTCCGCGTCGCCAAGGGCCACGTGTTCAAAACGGAAAAAGACGTCAACGGCGACGAGCTCCGCTTTTTCGCCATGGAGGACACAGTGCTCCAGCGTGGCGTACTCTCTACGGATATCCTGGTGGAGGCGGAGCTGGAGGGTTCCCGGTACAATGTTCCCCAGGGACAGATCACCCGGAGCCTCATTTTCTTGGATGGAATCGACGCAATCACCAACCAGCAGAATTGGATTTTCCGAGAAGGCAGCGATACGGAGACTGACGAGAGCTTCCGGGCCCGGGGACTGCGCTCCTGGTCGGAGCTGGCCCAGCGGGCGATCCATGACACCTATGTCAACGTCTGCGAGGAGGTCAACGGGGTCCTTTATGTGACCGTGGATGACCAGCATCCCCGTGGACAGGGTACCATCGACGTGGTGGTGACCTCGGAGGCGGGGGCCGCCTCCGAGGCGCTGCTGGAGGCAGTCCGGGCGGCGTGTGAGACCATCCGAGCCCCGGACGACGACGTTCTGGTCAAGAGCGCGGAGCCTGTGATTCAGCCTGTTTCCCTCACGGTTACCATTTCCTCCGCGCTGAACCAAGAGGGGCTGGCGGTCCGTGTCGAGGCCGCAATTATCGACCTCCTGAAAATCCGCCAGCGCCGGGAGCTCCACGAGCTGACCCATGCTGACATCATTCATAAGGTCAAAACCGAGCTGCCCGATATCCGCAATGTCACTGTGACCGCGCCGGAGGAGGACTTGTTTCTGGATAAAGGAAAGGTCATTCTGCCAGGTGAGATTACGGTAACGGTTGAAGGGGTATAGACAACATGTTTGAGAAATTCGGCGAGTATATGTTCTTCCTCCTCTGCGCCCCTTTGAAAAAGGCGAAAAAGACCGTCAACCAGTTTTATATCTTCTTCAAGGTAGCCGGTAAGCTGTTTGATCAGTGTAAGCTGGACCTGTTCCGGCTCCGGGAGGAAAGTTCGGTACTCACTTGCAGCGACGCGATGCTGCCGGTTCACGGACAGGACCGGGATATGGCCCGGTTGGCTGGCGAAACGCTGGAAAATTACCGTGTCCGCCTCTCCATGAAGGGCATTATCGCGGAGATGGCCGGAATCAATGAGGGCATCCGCTATCTGGCGCGGGCGTTCGGGTATGAGAATGTGGAGATTGAGCCCTCTCCTGTTCCGGGGCATTGGGCCGAGGCGACGGTCTATTTTGTCGGCGGCAATATTGTCATTGATGACCGGGAGCTTCTGCTCCAGGAACTGAACAAGATCAAACCGGCGCGGACGCTCCTCTCCCTGCGGAAAGAGCAGCGTTACCACTCCCGGCTCTATGTGGGGAGCGCCTACATCATCGGAAAACAGATTACGATAAGGCAGGGATAGTATGGCTTTTAGAAATTTGATGCTGACTACCAGCGGAATGATCCTATATGCGAAAGCACAGCAGGGGAAGCTGCTCCACCTCTCCCGCGTGGCTGTGGGCGACGGACTTCTCACTGGCGGGGATTCCATGGTAAACCGGCCCGGCCTGAAAAGCGAGCGGGCGTCCTTCTTGATTGATTATGTCCACATCGCCGCCTCCAACTCGGCTGCGGAAATTCTGACCACTATGCGGAATGATGATCTGGAAGAGGGGTTCTACTTCCGGGAACTCGGCATCTTCGCTGTGGACCCGGATTCCGGGGAGGAGCAGCTATATCTCTATGACAACGCTGGCCAGGATGGAGAATACATCCCCGCAGCCTCCGAAAATATCAAGGTTATAGAGCGGCTGAAGATGATTGTCCGGCTGGAGAATACGCCGAACGTTACCTTCACCGCTTCCGGGAATCCGCTGTATCTGACCGTGGATGATATTGACGACAACGCGCAGTCTCCCGGCTCCTTGTGGTCCTCTTTGAAAATCAGCCAGATGATTAAGAGTGTGCAGGACGGCCTAGATGAGATGCAGCCCAGTCTGGAGGGGAAACCGGGGCAGTTCGTGGGCTTTAATAAGGAGGGCAAACCCGAAGCACAGCCGCTTCCGGAATCCGGCGTGGGCCGGTCTATGGCCGGTAAGACGGTTAAACCCACTTCCAGCACGACTGTGGTAGCTGGTGAAGGCGCGGAGATTTTTAACGACTACCGAGAGCGGGAATACTCCGCAGACGGGGGGCCCTCCCAAGGCAACGTGGCGTCCGGGGAAAGGGCCCGCGCAGAAGGGGGCTGCACAACGGCCAGCGGAAATGACTCCCACGCAGAGGGCTACCAGACTATTGCTAGTGCTTGGAGTGCTCATGCTGAGGGGTATCGAACAAATGCTAGTGGTCTATATGCTCACGCCGGAGGCTCCCGCACAATTGCAAAAGGACTTGCTGCTTTTGCGCGTGGAACTGCAACCTCTGCGCTTGGAGCCCAATCTTTCGCTGCGGGATATGAAACAATTGCACACGCTGTAGAATTTGTTATTGGTGGCTATAATGTCGACTCCAGCGGATCAGATACCTCTACGTCATACCAAATACAAACATTGTTTATCATTGGAAATGGAATTTCAAACACTAGGTCTAATGCTTTTCGTGTCTCGGGAATGGGAGTATATGGGAAGGGAGCCTTTAATTCTTCCGGCGCTGACTACGCTGAACTTTTTGAGTGGCTAGACGGCAACCCGGACAAAGAGGATCGCGTGGGCAGATTTGTTACCTTGGATGATGACCGCATTCGCCTCGCCACTCCCGGCGATGATTATATCTTGGGTGTTGTTTCCGGCAATCCTTCCGTGGTCGGCGATGTCTACGACGACCAGTGGGCGGGGATGTTCGTTTTAGATGTATATGGTCGCCCTGTTTATGAATGGAGAGATTTCCCCGCCGAAACCATGGAGGTTCCCGATGAAAACGGCGGAATGAAAATCATTGAAATCGCACCCGCTTGCCGGAAAAGGGTTTTGAAATTGAATCCCGATTATGACCCTGTCCAGACCTACGTCCCCAGAACCCAGCGCCCCGAGTGGGCCGCTGTGGGCCTTCTGGGCAAGCTGGTGGCTTTGGATGACGGGACCTGTCAGCCCAACGGCTGGGCCGCCGTAGTCGATGGCGGCATTGCCACCGCCAGTGTGGAGAAAACGAAGTATCGTGTCATGTCCCGGCTGGATGAGAGCCATGTGAGGGTGATTATTCTGTAAAGCTTAAAAACCGAAGGTGGAAGTCCTGTCTTT